CGCATTTAATGAAGTTAAGGGACATCTTGCAAGACTCCTAGCAACAGAAAACCTTATTGTAGAAAACCGTGCAGTAGATACTGCATCATTCAACGTTGAAACTCGTACCCTTGTTTTACCACTCTGGGAAAAGGCAGAAGACATTGTATATGATCTACTAGTATCCCATGAGGTTGGACATGCTCTATACACTCCACAAGAGGAGTGGAAGGTAACCTATCCACATCTTCCACAGTCTTATGTAAACATCACTGAAGATGCCCGTGTTGAGAAGTTGATGAAGCGTCGTTATGGTGGTCTTACTAAAACATTCTTCAATGGTTACAAATCACTTCATAAGCAAGACTTCTTTGAACTTGGTGAAGATGACTTAACTAATTACAGTTTTATTGACCGTATCAATTTACATTTCAAAGTTGGTAACTTTGTTACTCTTCCTTTCAATGAAGAAGAAAAACCATTCATTAAGAAAGTAAGTGACACAGAAACTTTTGCTGAAGCACTTAAAGTTGCTGATGAAATCTTCCAGTTTGTAAAAGAAGAGAATGAAAAAAAGGAACAGTTATTAAAAGATTTACCTACTCCTGATAGATCTGAAGAGTCTTTTGAAGGAGGATCTACTCCTACAGAATCATCTGATGAGGAACCTACAGAAGAACAACCTAACTCAAACGTAGAAGTTGAAGCAAAGAAAGAAGATCATAATGATGAAAAGACAGAATCTAATGTACCTAAAAGTGAGAAGACTGGTGGTTTCCATGGAGAGCAAGAAGTAAGAACTGATGACATCTTTAATAAGAATATCTCAGAACTTAACAACAAACAGGACACCAGATCTCCTATCTATATGGAGTTACCTAAAGTCAATATTGATAATGTTGTAATTTCTAACGAAGAGATTTACAAGACAGTAACTGACTACTGGGAAGAAGAACAGAGACGTAATCCTGAACGCGACCTTTTTGGACTTGTAGATCAGGACTTTGCAAAATTTAAAAAATCAGCACAAAAGGAGGTAAGTTATCTTGTCAAAGAATTCGAGTGTAAAAAATCTGCTGACGCATATGCCCGTGCTACTACTAGTCGGACTGGTATTCTCGATACAGCTTTATTACACACTTACAAATTTAATGAAGACGTGTTCAAAAAAGTCACAGTAGTTCCAGATGGTAAGAATCATGGATTGATATTTGTACTTGATTGGTCTGGTTCTATGGCATCTCAATTATTAGAAACTTTGAAGCAGATGTACAATCTCCTTTGGTTCTGTAAGAAATGTCAAATTCCTTTTGATGTTTATGCATTTACTAATGAGTACAAACTCAGGACTCGTACTATGGAGGAAATCAAGAATAAGATAAATGTTCATGAGGTAAAAACAAATCAATTCAATATTCCTGAAGAGTTCAGTATGCTCAACCTATTTACTAGTAAGGTAAGAACTGCTGAACTTAATGAACAGATGAAATTAATTTATCGTATTGCTTCTGGATTCTCTCACAATTTCTATTCTGCAGAATACAGTTACCCTTATGCCCTTGGACTATCAGGAACTCCTTTGAATGAAGCACTAGTATGTCTTGATGGAATTATTCCTCAGTTCAAACAGCAGAACAAACTTCAGAAAGTTCACTGTATTGTTCTTACTGATGGAGAAGCACAATGCAGTAAAATGAATTCTCTTGTTAAGAGACCTTGGGATGATGAATCACATATGGGTACTCGTGGTCTTGGTGAGAGAGTGATTCTTCGTAATCGTAAGAATGGACATTCCTATGCCTTTCCAAATTGGTGGGGAAGTCATACAAAGTGTTTCAACCGCTATATCAACGATCAATTCCCAGAAGTAAACTTGATTGGTATTCGTGTTTGTCCTACTCGTGACTTTGCCTCTTTCCTTCGTGATGGACTTGATGACTCTAACAAATATGAGGACATCTTAAATGATTGGAGAAAGAGTCGTGCTGTTTCTTTCGATGCATATGGTTACAACAGACAGTTTGCGATCGCATCAAGTGCTTTGAATAATGATACAGAGTTTGAAGTTAAAGAAGATGCAACAAAGGCACAGATCAAGAGAGCATTTGGTAAGTCACTTAAAACTAAGAAGATGAACAAAAAGATTCTCTCAGAATTCATCTCAATGGTGGCATAAATAAATGTAACATTATGACTATGAATATGAGAGAAGGTGAAGAGGTCTGGCCAGATATTAAAAGCATCATTCACTGTATAAATTTACATGGAGATAATTTAGTTGGTGCTGAGATAGGAGTTCATCTTGGACAAAGTTTTTTAACTCTATTGCAAACCTGTCCTAATATTTCAAAACTTTATGGGGTTGATCCTTATGTTCCATATGTAGATTATCTAAAAGAAGATGGACAAAGTTATGATCCGATGGTTGTTGATGAAAAAGAAATTGAATATATTAAATTAGTTTCATACCACAATCAAAAATTTTCTGGTCATAAAGATAAAATTGTGTTCTATGAAATGGATGGTAATGCAGCATCAAAAAAAGTAAAAGATAAATCTTTAGACTTTATTTTTATTGATAGTTACTGTTCATTTGAACAAGCAAAAAATGATATAAAGGTTTGGTATCCAAAGGTAAAAGATGGAGGAATCTTTGCTGGTCATGATTGGAATATGCCTTTAGTTAGATTGGCAGTAACGAAGTTTAGAGAAAATGAAAATATAAAGTCTCGAATGAGTACGTATGACGATACTTGGATCTGGTATAAATAAATCGATATAATATAACATTATGGTTACTATCTGGAGTGTTGATGAACTAGTAGAGGCATCTGCTGTAAATCCTATAGAAGAAATTGATAAAAAATATTATGAATACGGACCAGGATTTGGATACTATATTCTTAGTAATGTTTACAAAAACTTTGATAAGTTTAGAGAAGTAGTCCGCTCATGTCCTGTATATCCAAACATCATGAGTAAACTGAATCCATTTTATACTGGTACAGTTCCTGATCCATTAGTTGCAAAAGTAAGAGATACATTATCTACAAAGAAGTGGCACACTCCAGTTTCTTCGTATATTAATTATTATCATCACTCAATTATTACTGCAACTAAAGCACAAGCATGGCCACACAGTGATAGTTTTGAAGGTAGTGGTAGAGTTTTAGTTTGTAATGGTTGGTTATCTGAACATAACCCTAAGAATAAAACTTGTTTCTACTACAATAAGAAAACTGGAAAATATACTTGGACTGAAAAAGAATATGCAAGTGCTGTTCCTAATTGGAGAAGAAGAGCAGATAATAAATTTAGAAACTTTGTTGAGGATGATACACTGGTAAAAGTTGCGGAAGCACCAACTGAACCAGGAACATTCAGTATATATTTTAGTGATCAGATCCATGCTCCACACGTTGATTATGATGCAAAGGATGAAAGACATTCTTATGTTTTGATGTTTGGAGATAATGCATATATGCAAGACACTGGTGGACCTGATGAGAATGCGTTGAAACCACCTAATTCAATGTCAGGTATGCTATTGTAACCAGTTGATAAAGTGTCCACTGTACATTGCACTGGTGGTATCATGTATTATAATATTAATATAAATCAAATTACTTTATCATGACTGCCCCATTTGAATTAAAGATGACCGAACAAGAAGCATTCGACGGATTAAAAAAACAATTCGGTACCGAGTTCACAACACCAGAGGTTCGTGCATTCTGTGCTATGAACGATATTGCTTATGCTACTGTCACTCGTAAGATTGCACAATACAAAGTTAGTAAAGGTAAGTGGAATCTAACTCTTCAAGAGAAACTTGAGAAGACTTACGAAGCACCTTCTGCTGCTCCTGTTGCAGAGAGAAACCTTGTTCCTGACAAAGACCCTAACTATGTTCCTTTTGGCAACTATACAGATGTCAGAAAGATCATTCAATCTAAAATATTCTATCCTACATTCATCACTGGTCTTTCAGGAAACGGTAAAACCTTCTCAGTTGAACAAGCATGTGCTTCTCTAAATAGAGAGTTAATACGTGTGAACATCACAATTGAGACAGATGAAGATGACCTCATTGGTGGATTCCGTCTTGTCAACGGTGAGACCGTTTGGCATAATGGTCCAGTCATCGAAGCCTTGGAGCGCGGTGCGGTTCTATTGCTTGACGAAGTTGACTTGGCTTCCAACAAGATTCTTTGCCTTCAATCAATCCTCGAAGGAAAGGGAGTCTTCTTAAAGAAGATTGGTAGATTCGTTAGTCCCGCCCATGGTTTCAATATTATTGCTACTGCCAATACAAAGGGTAAAGGTAGTGATGATGGTAGATTCATCGGTACTAATGTATTGAACGAAGCATTCCTTGAGAGATTTGCTGTTACTTTCGAGCAAGAGTATCCATCAGTTGCTACTGAAACTAAGATACTTCAACGTGTTGCTGCTAAAGCAAATGTAAATGCTCCTGAGTTCTGTAAGAGACTTGTAGATTGGGCAGACATCATCCGTAAAACATTCTATGATGGTGGTATAGATGAAGTGATCAGTACTCGTAGATTGGTTCACATTATCCACTCTTACAAAATCTTTGCAAACAAAGAGAAGTCAATTCAAGTTTGCATTAATAGATTCGATGCAGAGACTAAGCAATCCTTCTTAGAATTGTATGACAAAGTTGATGTAGAGTTTCAAATTTCTAAATCCGAATTAAACGATGAATCTGTGGAAAAATTATAAAGGTGCACTCCACGAAATGTTCCCTCTCCATAATAGGACAGGGAGCGTTTGGGCACAATGGGAAAGTAAAGGAACTTCCCTAACAGCAAAGACCTACACAACTCCTTACTTTATCAAAGCAAGAGAAGTTGAAATATGGGATGATAAAAGCTGTATCTACAACAACATCATATATCCAAAGACGGGCAGTAACCTGCCCTGTTTTGGTATGGACTTGATGGGATTTTTTCAAAAGAAAGTCATTATAGTTTTTGACTATCAACATCCAGTAGAAAACTATTTGTTCTCAGTTGATGGATTACCAAAGAGTGAAGGAGACTATCGTTTCTTTGAACCTGGTAATCACTTCTCTGAGAATGTTTATATTGCTAAATGCACTATGGATGAAGTCGATGACCACCTTGAAATGTTTAAGACTTACTTGACAAAGTACAAGGATATGATAGAATTAGAGAAACCCACTGGTACAGATACCAGTGTTTATAAGGACTTCGATGCTTACATGACTAAACTTGATCCTGTATCAGGATACCTGAAAGGAAAGTTTGGAGAAGACAAAGCAGAGAGTCTGGTAAACGATTTTCTATTTACATATGGTTAACGCATGGAGTTTGGCATATGACACTCTTAATGGAACACTTGATAAGGAGTATCCTATTTTGAATCATCAATTTAAATATCATGAGGAAGAGATCCTCAAAGACATAGAAGAATATATTTCTTCTACTTACAACGGACATTACACAGGTTCTAAACATGAGTACCGTAAAGTCCAGACAATAGATTTAATGGCATCTAGAGATCTTGCACCTCATTTCTGTCAAGCAAACATACTTAAGTATGGTAGTAGATATGGAAGTAAGAACGGTAAAGATAAAAAAGACTTGCTAAAAGTTATACATTATGCTATGTTATTATTACACTTCGACGACCACTATGGCAAACCTTCAATGACCAGTGGTAATATTGATCACTTTATGCCATGAAATTGAGAAAACATTTTACTATGAAACTATCTGAAAAAACATCTTCCATCCTCAAGAACTTTTCTTCTATCAACGGTTCTATCCTAGTCAAGGAAGGTACTTCACTCAAAACTATGTCTCCCATGAAGAATATTCTTGCGGAAGCAACTATTGATGAAGACATGCCAAGGGACTTTGCAATTTATGATTTACCGCAGTTCCTGAATACCATTGATCTGATGGATGGTCCTTTGCTTGATTTTACTAATGAACACTATGTTGTTATCAAACGTGAACGCAGTAAGTTCAAGTATTGGTTCTGTGATCATACCTTAGTTCCTTCACTTCCAGAGAAACAAATTGAGTTACCTAGTAGAGATGTTTGTTTTCAATTAGAACAAGAACAACTACGTCAATTGACTCGTGCTGCTGATGTTCTTGGTCTCCCAGATTTGTCTGCTATTGGCGATCGTAATTCTATCAAACTTGTTGCTCGTGATAAGAATAATCAAACTTCTAATGACTATTCAATTGAAGTAGGAAGAACAGATAAAGAATTCATATTCAATTTTAAAAGAGAAAATATCAAGATCATTCCAGAATCTTATGATGTTGTTGTCTCTAAGAAACAACTTGCTAGTTTTAGTAACACAAAACTAAACCTTAATTATTTTATTGCCCTTGAACCAGATTCAGTCTACAACGACTAAATCTATTATTTTGTTATGTCTGATTTTCTTTGGGTCGAAAAGTACCGACCTAAAACTATTGATGATTGTATTTTACCCACTTCTATTAAGACTACCTTTAAAGAGTTTCTTGAGAAAGGTGAGGTTCCTAACCTCTTACTATCAGGTCCTCCTGGTGTAGGTAAAACTACAGTTGCCAAAGCACTATGTGAAGAACTTGGAGCAGATTACTATGTTATCAATGGATCTGATGAGGGAAGATTTCTAGATACGGTACGGAACCAAGCAAAGAACTTTGCAGCAACCGTATCACTTTCTTCGTCTGCAAAACATAAAGTCATCATTATTGATGAAGCAGATAACACAGGAAATGATGTACAGCTTCTCCTACGTGCTAACATCGAAGCATTTTATAATAACTGCCGATTCATTTTTACCTGTAACTATAGAAATAAAATTATTGAACCTCTCCACTCCAGATGTGCAGTTGTAGAGTTCAACATCAAAGGTAAGATGAAGAGTCAACTTGCTGCAAGTTTCTATGGACGTCTTAAAACTATCCTACAGAAAGAACAAGTTGAGGCAGATGATAAAGTCCTGATTGAAATTATCCAGAAACACTTTCCTGACTGGCGACGTATTTTAAATGAGTGTCAACGATACTCTGCTAGTGGAAAGATTGACTCTGGCATTCTTGTTGATATGTCAGATGCCAATACATCTGATCTTATGGGTTTCCTCAAAGATAAAAATTTTCAAGAGGTTCGTAAATGGGTAGTTGCTAATCTGGACAATGATATGGCATCTCTTCTTAGAGGTGTCTATGATGCCCTTTCAGATTATATGGAAGGTCCTGCAATGGCAGCAGCAATTTTAATTATTGCAAAGTACCAATATCAGGCAGCATTTGTTGCCGACCAAGAGATTAACCTTCTCGCTTGTTTAACTGAAATTATGGTGGAGTGTGAATTCAAATGACTAAAAGTCCAAACAAATTTATAAGAAAACGTGAAAAGATCAGGGCACAAATGAAGTCCAGATTCTATTACTTGTTCTGGGGTGCAGCAACTGTATCTGTATTTGCAGGTCAGATGTATGTTGGATCTGGATATCGTAAGATGTCCAACTCTCTTGATATTCTTGTCAAAACTTATATCAATAGACCAAGAGTTATGCCAGCAGAAAAATCCCCATATCAAATGCCAATCATCAAATGAAATCTTTGAAGACTCCTCTTCGATATCCTGGTGGTAAGTCAAGGGCAGTTCCTAAACTCTTCAAATATTTCCCAGACATGAGTAATATTAAAGAGTACAGAGAACCTTTCCTTGGGGGAGGTTCTGTTGCTATTGCTATCACTAAACAATATCCTGACATTGATATTTGGGTCAATGATTTATATGAACCATTGTACAATTTCTGGGTTGAGTTGAGAGACAATGGTGATTATTTACATGAGCAATTAAAAGAATTAAAATCTAAACATCCTGATCAGGGTTCTGCCAAGGGATTATTCCTAGATTCAAAAGAAATAGTTACAGATGAAAACCAAGAAGATAAGGACAGAGCAGTTGCTTTTTATATTATTAATAAGTGTAGTTTCTCTGGTCTCACTGAGAGTTCGTCCTTCTCTCCACAAGCAAGTGATTCCAACTTCTCAATGCGAGGGATTGAAAAACTGCCAGACTATTCAACCTTAATTACTAATTGGAAAATTACAAATCTTAGTTATGAACAACTCCTCAGTGATAACAAACAAACCTTCATCTATCTCGATCCTCCCTACGACATCAGATCCAATCTATACGGTAAACGTGGAAGCATGCACAAAGGATTTGATCACGATGTCTTTGCTAGTGATTGTGACCGCTTTATCAGTCCTCAACTCGTATCTTATAATTCGTCTCAACTGGTCTGCGAAAGATTCAAAGGGTGGGAAGCAGGACAGTTCGACCACACCTACACCATGAGATCTGTAGGAACATACATGAATGATCAACAGGAAAGAAAAGAACTGGTGCTTTTAAATTATGGAACTTAAAGATTGGTTAAACTCGATCAATTATAATAAAGATGATCTTTCCGAAGACATCAAATCATATCCTCCTTACATTGTTAACCGTTGTTTGTCAGGACATATGGACTGTGTAATGTTCGCTAATGAGATGAATATGTATTCACATCTTGACAAAGATATGCAATATTCTTTTTATCTAAATAGTCTCAGGAAACGGAAAAGATTTTCTCCTTGGATCAAAAAAGAAAAGATCGAAGACATTGATTCCGTCAAACAATATTATGGATATAGTAATGAAAAAGCTAAAGAAGCATTGCGTTTATTATCAGAAAGTGAACTCAACTACATTAAGTCAAAGCTTGACATTGGAGGAACTAAATGACGGTATCTGAACCCCAAGTATCTTGGTCGCAAAATAATATGGTTGAGGTCT